TTTCGAAACTACTTAAAGAACATTAGATCGCATACAAAAGCCCGGCATTTCCGCCAACAAATGTAACCATATTCACGCGCTCTTCAATCAAATACATATTAAAATTGTAATCATAAATGCGCCAAGTGGGCTTATTAATACCGACAATATCACCCGTTACAGGGTCGCAAATGGTTAGTACCTGAGCATAAGGATCTACGGGAGGGCTAATGGTAGTAAACTCGAACTGCACATTTGTGAACCGACTCATATTCATAGCGCCGCTTGGTTGCAATACAAATGGATCTGTGTTTAAACAAAAATTATAACAATACAATCCATTGGGTGCATTTCCCGCAGTTCGCACATATTTTTCTACAAAATTAAAGACGCCTTCATCCAAAATATTCTCTCTATATTGTCCATCCAACAATATACCCAATGCCACCAAAATATATTGTATGTTTTGCGGATTATAAACGCCGGTAACATATAAACCGCTCAATGTACCATCTGGTTGTAATCCGGGACCGATAAGTGGATACAATGGATTACCATATGGATTTGGTATATCACCAGCAGTAGATGCAGGGACGACATCTTGTGGCATATAATTATAAGGCCAATTGGTATAGTTAGACCATTGATTACGTAAATTGGCATCACTGCGTTGAAAGTAAAACATCCAGCTAATGACCATACCTAGAGAATCCAAGTCGATTTTATTTTGCCCCGTAACATTATAAAAAGGTTTTTCGTAAATTTGTTTAATCATATATTTTTGTTCATTCTTGGCAAATACCTCCGATTCATCATTAGAGAGAAAGCAATAGGTACAATTCAAATTAATATCTGAATTCCACAATACACGATTGTCTATATACGAATTGGGTCCCAACGTTTCGTCAGGAGGAGTTTGCAAAAATCGATACAACTGCATGTAAAACTGGTTGAAATTTGGCGCCACAACAGGAAAATTATTGGCTGGATCCATGACATCACGAATAGTAAACCATTCATTGATAGGTCTAAAAGAGACACTGATTTGCAATTCATTGTACTGCAACGCGATTAAAGGGAACGCCTGATAAGTAGACAATGTAAACCAAGATCCTAAAGGAATGTACAAAATGCGTCCATTAATAGATGGCTGAGCGCCGGCGGGACTGGGTGTATAATACGCATTTGGATAAGAATTGACACGTGATCCTGCATTACCAGGATCATTTAGTTCAGGAACATTTCCAATCATTTTGTTAAACAAATCTAATTTTTGAGTATTAAAATCTCTCTGAGCAGATGCGTATATGTATTGCCCCGAATATTGTTGTAATTGTTGGTTGCCGCAATTGATGGTAATACGGCTAATAATTTGGGCGCCAAGATTGTCGATCCATTTGAATTCATAAGGTGCCCAATCGGTAACACTTGTAGAACCAGTGCTTGCATTCACAATTTCCTGAGGCGGCAATATAGGACTCCAAATGTTGGGCAATGTGATGCAAATATAGGTGTCCATAAGCAGATCCGCATATCTTTTCACTTTGAACGTAAATGTAGATTCCGTAGTCAAATTTAAAGTAGGTGTTCCCTCAAAATCTAGTCGAAAATTTTGCTTACCAAAATTTGTGTATTTCTTATATGTGCATTTCCAAAAAGTCTTACTAGGGTTACCATTTAATATAATGTTTTGTTGACCAATTGCTACAAGTTGCATAAGACCGCCTGCCATAGTAAGTATATACTATAGAAATTTTTTAATTCCTAATATATTTTAATTATAAATCTTAATTTTTTTAAAATAATATAATATATTAGATAATGTCTTCACCACATTCCATTAATCCCATTAATCCTACTACTTCAATGAATGTAACGGATTCATTAAAAAATTTATCAAATGTAATGAAAAATTTAGATGAACGTTTCCAAAGTTATTTTATTTATGCAATTATATTCATCGTGATTTTGATTTATGGTGGATATTTGTATTATTTGAGTATATTACAAAAAAGGGAATGCAATTTTATGAATAATTTATATCCAGATATGAATGGTTTTATAATACCCATATCTGATAATTCAGATGATTTTTCTCATAAATTATTTGATTATTATATAAAAACAGCATACAATTCATGCTCTGGTGGTAGTTACAAAAATGGATATGTAGACATATGTCATTTGAAAGCAATCCTTAAACAAGGTGTAAGATGTTTAGATTTTGAGATCTATTCTATAAATGACGATCCTGTTGTATCTACGAGTACAGAAGACAGCTATTTTGTTAAAGAAACATTTAATTATGTCCCTTTTGGTGATTCTAATGAAAGTGTTATGGAAGTCATTAATAATTATGCATTTGCCAGCGGAACATGTCCAAATCATACAGATCCGCTCATAATACATTTAAGAATTAAAAGCACAAATGTAGCTATTTATGATAAATTGGCGAAAATATTTAGTAGTTATGAAAAAATGTTAGGACCGGATTACAGCTATGAAAATACAGGTAAAAATATAGGATTAGTCCCATTATTAGAACTAAAAAATAAAATCATTTTAATTGTGGATCGAACCAATACTACTTATTTAGAAAGCATTAAACTTTTAGAATTTATTAATTTAACAAGTAACTCTGTCTTCATGAGAAAATACCATTATTATGATATTGTAAATAACCCAGATGTCATGGAACTGACAGATTATAATCGATCCAATATGAGCATTGTAATACCTGATAAGGGAATCAATCCAGCCAATCCAAGCGGTCCCTTATGTAGAAATTATGGATGCCAAATGGTCGCCATGCGTTATCAATATGTAGACGATTATTTAATGGAGAATGCTGCTTTTTTCGATCAAGCAGGCACCGCATTTGCTTTAAAACCTCCTGAATTAAGATATAGTCCCGTTATTATACCTGAGCCAACACCACAAAACCCTGACTATAATTATGCAACTAGAAATATTAGAACACCCTATTATACTTATAAAATTTAGATTCTTTTTCTTTCATTTTTTCATTTTTTCATTTTTTCATTTTTTCATTTTTTCATTTTTTTTCTATCAACCATTCCAGTAAATCAATATCTGGAAATAAATATTGTTTTATAATTCTTGGAACAAGCAAACGATATATAATCTCAATTCTATATTGTTTTATTTTTTTGTATTCATCTATAAAATGAATTAGTCTTGCACATGGCGTCCAATTTGCAGAACATGAAATTGTATTGCAACACAGACATTTTAGTCCATAATATTTTTCTAGTTCTCGCAATGTTTTAGTAGACTCGATGAGCAATTTTTGTTTGTAATCCTTATGATTTAAATAGATGGTTTTCGGTGGTTTAAATGGGTAATCCGTTGGCACCACAAAAGTAAACAAGTTGCCTCCATTATCAAGAATAATGTTAATTATTATGCGCGTAGAATTACCCACTTCCACATCAGCATGAACATAAGCACCTTTGTTTGTGAATTCCACCAATTCATTGAGAATTCTTTTTTTACAACTGGCTCTACCTAAATCACCTAAAATATCCAGACTTGATAAATCAGAAGACATGATAATTTGTAATATGTATTGAATAAATAAATGAATAAATAAACTCAATTTTTTTAGTATTCAAAGTTTTGTAAAATTTATCTAAACAATATATAGGAACTCTTATGAAAGACAAATCAAATATATGTAAAGGTTTAACATTTGAAGATTGCGAGTTGGCAATTCTTCGAATGGCGGTTGATAAAGCAGAAGAGAAAATGGGAAAACGAATCGTCAATTCTGAAGACATACAAAAAATCATCAAAATAGTAGAAGATTTTATCCAAAGAAAAAACCTAATTTGTTATGGCGGTACCGCAATCAATAATATATTACCTTCAGACGATCAATTTTATAACAAAGAAGCCGAAATTCCAGATTATGATTTTTTTACAACCAATGCTCTCGGAGATGCAATGGAATTAGCGGATATTTATCATAAACATGGACTCACGGATGTCGAAGCAAAATCTGGCGTTCATCCAGGAACATACAAAGTATTTGTGAATTATATTCCTGTAGCAGATATTACTGATCTAGCCAAGCCCATTTTTAAATCCATAAAAAAAGACGCAATTCGAGTAAATGGTATCTTGTATGCTCCACCGAATTTTTTGCGAATGTCCATGTTTTTAGAATTATCTAGACCCGCTGGTGACATTAGCCGCTGGGAAAAAGTATTAAAAAGGTTGTCCTTACTAAATAAAAACTACCCTTTGACTTCAGTTGAATGCGACAAAGTAGATTTTCAGAGAAAAATGGAAATTAATGAAAATGATGAACACGCCATTTATGAAAATGTTAGAAATACATTTATCAATCAAGGAGTTGTTTTCTTTGGAGGATACGCGGTATCTTTGTATTCTCAATATATGCCCAAAAAACAACGCCAACATTTAGAAAAAGTGGCGGATTTTGATGTTTTATCCAATGAACCAGAATCCACTGCTCAAATTGTAAAAGAAAGATTAAAAGACATTCATGTTACCAATGTAAAAATTATAAAGAGAGATCCTATTGGAGAAATTGTACCCCTACATTATGAAATTAAAATAGGCCAGGATACGATTGCGTTTGTTTATAAGCCCATTGGATGTCATAGTTATAACGTAATAAATATTAAAGGGCAAAAAATAAAAGTCGCCACCATAGATACCATGTTGAGTTTTTATTTGGCATTTTTATATGCAGACAAACCTTATTACAATGAATTTTTAGAACGTATTCTTTGTATATCCAAATTTTTATATGATGTTCAGCAAAAAAATAGATTGAAACAAAAAGGTTTATTAAAACGATTTAGTATCACCTGTTATGGACATCAAGAAACCTTGGAAGAAAATAGAGCACACAAAGCAGAAAAATACAGGGAACTGAAAGAAAAAGGAGACAAAAAAGAATTTCAAAAATGGTTTTTAAATTATAAACCAGGTGATTTAAAAAATAAAAAATCAGATGGTAAAGACGGAACCAAGAAAATGAAAAAATCCAAGAAAACCAAAACCAATAAATCCAAGACCAAGACCAATAAAACCAAGAAAAATAGGTTTTTCAATATGTAGTCAATCTACAAATCAGAATATCCATAATTTTGTCCACCTTCATATTCTAGTTGATCTTGGAATTGAACTCTCTTATTTTTATTTGTATAATAATTATATATAAAAATACCCAATAAAACAACAACAATACCTATTGCTATATAGATAAAAGAATAGTCGTCATCTACAACAGCTTCATTAACACTATTGATTACAGGTTCTACAATCGTAGGCATTTCTGGAATATCAGGTGTTACATCAATATCAGGCGCCGCTGCAGTAGTTGGATCCGTATTAGATAATATATCGTTTGTAACAGCAAAATTACTTAAAGAATATGCTAAATCAGAAATATCTAAAGAATCCATATAAATAAAAGAAATATAAATACTCTTTTATTTAAACTCATTATTCCTTATAAACAATATTTTTGCAGTAAAATGATTAAAATATCATAGGCTATTTTTGATATTATTTCATAACTAGTATGCTTCATATAATATTTTTTTATATAACATGCAATATAGGAAAGATAACATAATATTTTTTCAACAATTATTCTCATGTATAGCCTAGATGTATTTATAAATGTCCATTCATCTACATAACTACACATAGACGTTTCTTGTCTCTTGATTAAAAATGTATTTAAATCTAGCATGCCATACAGAATTCGATGAACATTTGTTTTTTCATTTTTAATATTCAAAATATTTGTAAATTTATCTATTCCGCAAAGATCCATAAAAAGTATTTTTCTATTTGGTTTTTCTTTAAATATGTATGCATTTACGCCGTCTAAATATTTATTTTTATAACAAACATTTCCATCTATTAAGTAAGGGAAAAAACTTGATTTAATAATTGTGTTTAATATATCATCGATATTTGTAAATTTACATTTTACTTTTTGCACACCTTTTTGTACTTGATTATATTTAATATATAATTTTTTATTTATTAAAGAACATATATTTTCTGGAATTCGGTTTGTCAAATATTTTTTTAAATTTTTGTAAATTTCGAAATTATAATTTTTTTTAAAATGATTTACCATTTCATCATAAAATATATAAATAATATCTAAACTATCCATAAAATACAATAACCCCGTAAGCGAACCAATGCTACATCCGGAAATCCTTTTTACTTTTACATAATTACGTTTTTCCATTTCTTTTAACAAAAGAAGAGCACCAACGAGATAACTTCCATTAAACACACCTCCATCTAAAACCAAATCTAATTCCAAAGGGGAAGTAGAGAAACGATATTCATTTGGTAAATTATCTATTAATGTATTGACTATTTTACTAAAATAGGTTGCATTCATGTACACTAATTATAAATACTATAATTATAGTGTATAAAAAACGTATTTTTGCGTTAGATTTTTTTATTTTGAACAAGACGTTCTATAAATGCATTTTCTGTTTTACATGTGACATACATATTAATTAATTCTGCTGGAGAATATAAATACTCTTTTATTTTACACAAATATTTAGAATGAATTTCTGTGCCAAACAAGTGAAAATAAATTTCCGAAATAGTTTTACGATTCGCATTTCTCAGTTCATGAGTAATATCAATTCTACCAGGACGAATTAAAGCGGGATCCAATGTATCATAATGATTTGAAGAAATGACTAAAATTCTACCAGGCGTTTCTCGAATACCATCCCATAAATTCAAAATATCATCTAAAGTAATAGGCTCTTCTTGACTTGATAGTATGGGAACATTTGTGTCATTTATATCACAAATCGTTTGAAGAACATCCTTCACATTTACATTTACATTTTTTGTAGGCATTTGTAACCTCTTAGCATTGTATTTTTTTTTATTGCGGTCTAATATAATATCTCCAATACAATCAATGTCTTCAAATACAATTATTTTCTTGTCAAATGAAATATCATAAGGTTCATTGTTTTCATTATATCTGTTTTCAAAAAAGAATTGTTCTAGTTGTAGTTTTGTTTTAATCATTTTTAAAGAAATAACCACCAAATGACGATTCGTATAATTTGCAAGTGCTTTTATAAAAGATGTCTTACCTGTACCGGGTGGTCCATGTAATCCAATGCCGAGTGAATAAGGAATACCTTTTTCATAATACCAATGACGATTATGTAAGAAAAAATCTATTTTTTCAACCATTTCTTTTTTACCATCAAAAAATATATTTTGAAAGGTGCGAGGACTTTCAAAAATATCTTCACGCCAACAATTTAATTTGGTTTCTTCATCCTCGCATTTTATTTTTTCTAAAAAGTAAATAAAACGTTTATTTGCGCGATTTTGTTTGATAGAAGACAAATATTTTTCAGTAATGTTATCAATATAATTTTTTAAATAACTCAGTGAATAAACATACGAATATAAATAAATGATAATTTTATCTGTTTTTGACTTTATTTTTTCTTTCTCGTCACTATCATTTTCGCTCATAGTTTCCGTTTTTACAAAAATATGTTCGTCCATTATAAAATGCCTAATTTGACAAACCATAAAAATATCCATATTTTTTCTTTTGTCTGAACCTTGTTCGGAGCACTGAAAATTACTATGTGTTTCTTTAATACTATAAATAGTTTTATTATTATCTATATTGGTTATAATATAATTCCAAATGGCCTTGAATCGATCACTATAGATAGAAGAAACGTTTATTGACCCACAATAAATGGAAGTACAAGAGCTACGTCGTCCTTCAATAATGATCATGTTTTTTTTAAAAAACAAACTTTTCATGTCATATAATGAAAAAAGACAAAGCACTTTTTGAAGACCATTTTCATAAATATAATTTACAAAATAACCAAATATGCTAATCATAATGGTAGAAAATATGGCATCATAGATTGGATTTCCTGTTTTTAAAAATTGAAATGCCATTATTTTGGTAATATCGTTATAATTATTGTAAAAAATATTTTCAAAACTATGCATACATTATATTTTATAATAGCTTTATATTTTTTAGATATAAAATATAACCTATCTATTCATTTATTTAGTCAATTATTTAGTCATTTATATATATTTAATCAATATAAAGAAATAATAATAAAAAATATACATCATGATTTGCGAATCATATCATTTGATACCTATATTAGCAATTTGTGGATATATGAATTACCCCACTACATTGCGAATAGATAATCAAACATTATTTTACATAGCAATTTTACATAATACTTTATTAGCAGCATTCAGTGCATATACATTTATTTCTTTATCACAAATGCTATATAATAAAGGAATAAAATTAGAATCCAATTTTTATTTTCAAGATGAGAGATTTGATCAACTAATGTTTTATTTTTACATATCAAAATATTATGAATTTTTTGATACTTTTTTGATTTATTTAAAAGGGAAAAAACCAATTTTTCTACAAAAATACCATCACATTGGTGTCGTTATCGTGTGGCATTTATTTTATGTATATAAAATAGACGGAATATGGACGGCTACATGGATCAATTCATTCATTCATTCCATCATGTATAGTTATTACTTGGGATCTTTATTACGCATTTCATTTATACAATACATAAAAAAATATATTACTACACTACAATTATGCCAATTTTTTATATTGTATTTAAATTTTTATTTTTATAGACCACCGATTGTTAGTGAATTTGAATATAATATTATTAAAATATCAGGAGTATATGGTACAGGATTGATTATTTTATTTGGAAATTATTATATAAACACATATTTGAAAAATGTAAAACAAATACAATAAAATAAAATAAAATAA